TCTATCAAATGACAAATGCTAAAAGAGTATTAGATACATCATGTGGTTGGGGCGATAGACTTGCAGGCTTCTTTACTAGTGACGCTGAAGAATATATAGGTTGTGATCCTAACCCTAATACATACAAACAATATTTAAAACAAGTAGAAACATATAATAGTTTCTTATCTAAACCTAAAAAAGTAACTATCTATAACTGTGGTGCTGAAGACTTACCATGGGATAAGATAAATAATATAGATTGTGCATTTACAAGTCCACCATACTTTTCTACAGAAAGGTATAACGAGGGTGGTGAAAAAGAAGAAAATCAATCATGGCATAAGTTTGATGAGTATTCTAAATGGCGTGATGATTTTTATTTACCTGTCGCTCAAAAGAGTTTTGAGAGATCAAAGCATATGTTTGTAAACATCATGGACCCTAATATAAAAAACAAAAGATATTATAGTAGCGATGAACTTGTTGATAGTTTAAAAGATAACTTTGTAGGACAAATAGGTATGAGAATTATGCAACGACCTAAATCAGATAAACTATTTGAGAGTGACGCAGAAAAAGCAGAGTTTATGAATAGAATATATATTGAAAACGTTTGGTGTTTTTCAAAAGAAAAATTAGATTACTTTAGACATAGTAGAAGGGCAACATTATTTTGATACAAGTAGCAGACATAAATTTAACAAATCTATGTAACGCTAGATGTCCACAATGTCAAAGAACATCACCATTTGGTTTACATACAGCTAAAAATTTACCATTGACAACTTGGTCTTTATTAGATTTTAAAAATTATTTTCCTAAAAATACTTTAAATGATATGAAAGAATATAGTTTTTGTGGTACATATGGCGACCCTTTGATGGCAAAAGACATAGAGTCTATCGTGTATTACATAATGGATAATTCAAATGCAAAAGTTATAATAACTACAAACGGCAGTATTCGTAAAGAAGATTTTTACAAAAGACTAGGAAAATATTGTGGTAGAAGATTATCAATGGTTATTGATGTAGATGGTGTAGATGAACAAATGCACCAGAAGTATAGACGAGGCACATCATTAAATAAATCATTATCTGCTTTAAAAGCATTATCTACTACAAGTGCTATTCCTTTATCACAAACTGTATTGTTTAAACATAATGAGATGTATGAAAAAAAAATAAAAAAACTAGCGATTAAAAATGGTTCTAAAAATCATATATCATATCCGTCAGATAGATTTGATGGCCATATATTTAATTTTATTAATGAAAATGGTGAAGCAGATACTTTAGAAAGAGCTGTACATGCCAAAAATTATATGTAAATGGAAAGAGTTAAAAAGATGTATGATAAATCCTGATGGTCAGGTATTTCAATGTTGTTATCTAAAAGAAGATTTTCCAATAAATCATTTTAGAACTGATTGGGCAAATGATCCAGTAATAAGTAAATACAATTTTGATGAAAATAACTTAAAGAATCATACGTTAAAAAACATATTAAATAATGAATGGTTTACTAAAATTTTACCAGATAGTTGGAAGAATCCTGATACAGCACCTGTTGCTTGTCAGATCAATTGTAAGGTTAATGACGCTTGACAATAAACACAAATATGATATAATAGATACAATTAAGGAGAATTAATATGAGTGATTTTTTAAAAGACATAATAAAAGAAACTGGTAATGAATACGCCACACTAGTAAGTGAGGGTGTAGAAGCAGGTGACGTTGATTCGTTTATTGATACAGGTTCCCTTGCCTTCAATGCTTTACTATCAGGATCAATCTATGGTGGTATGCCATCAAATAAGATTACAGCAATTGCAGGTGAAGCTGCAACAGGTAAAACTTTCTTTGCATTAGGAATAGTAAAAGCATTTTTAGAAAAAAACAAAGACGCAGGTGTGATTTACTTTGAATCAGAAAGTGCGTTAACAAAAGATTTAGTTGAAAGTCGTGGTATAGACAGTAGCAGAATGGTTATTGTACCAGTTGCCACAGTACAAGAGTTTAGACATCAATCAATCAAAGTGATTGACAAATATATAGAACAAAACGAGAAAACTAGAAAACCTTTAATGTTTGTATTAGATAGTTTAGGAATGTTATCTACTACAAAAGAAATGGAAGATACTGCCGAAGGTAAAGAAACAAGAGATATGACTAGATCGCAGATTGTAAAAGCTGCATTTAGAGTATTGACTTTAAAACTTGGCAAAGCAAAAGTACCTATGATTATGACCAATCATACATATGATGTAATTGGTTCTATGTTTCCTCAAAAGGAGATGGGTGGTGGCTCTGGCCTTAAATACGCTGCAAGTAATATAGTATATCTATCTAAACGTAAAGAGAAAGATGGCAAAGAAATCATTGGTAATATTATTCATTGTAAAAATTACAAGTCAAGGTTGACAAAAGAAAATGCTATAATTGATGTAAGATTAACATATAAAGATGGCCTTGATAAGTACTATGGGTTATTAGAACTCGCTATCAAACATAATATATTTAAATCAGTATCAACAAGAATAGAACTACCTGATGGATCAAAACAATATGCTAAAACTATCAATAATGAACCTGATAAATTCTTTACTAAAGATGTTCTCGCTCAAATTGACGAGGCAGCCAAAAAAGAATTCCTCTATGGCGCAGAATAGATACGTCTTTGCTCAACGTGATGTTGATGATTATAGTTGTATAAAGATTGTAGAAGGCCCTTATAAAGACATCATATACACGTATGGTCATGTAAAGTTTGCCTCGGAAGAAAATGCTCAAGGTGAGTTGCCTTTAAAGTTTGATTATGATATTAAAAAGAATCCTAATGATGTTGATACAGCAAGTATTGATTTCAGAAATTACATAGGCGACATATTAATAGAGGTCGTAGAAAAACAATTAGAAAATGGTCAAGTTAAGTTTCAAAAGTGATTACATATGTACATACAAAAATGTACTTAAAAAGGATCAATGTAAACACCTTATTGATAAGTTTGAAGATTCGCAACATCAACAATCTAAAACTAATTTAAAAGGTCATATGTCATTTACAGAAATTAATCTTAACATGTTTTCAGACTGGAAAGAATATTCAGATTTAATCTTTCCTAAATTAAGACAGGTTGTTGACAAATATGTAAAAGATGTTAATATAGACTCATTAAAACAATGGCCAGAAAAGTTTGGCTTTGAACAGATAAGATTTAAGAAGTATGAACCTAACAATGAAGATGAATTCCAAACACATGTAGATGTGACTAACTATAATAGTGCTAGAAGATTTTTAGTTTTTTTTATGTATTTAAATAACAATGATGGCGGCGAAACAACATTTCCTGATTACGATATATCAGTTAAACCAGAGGCAGGTAAGGTGCTCGTATTCCCACCATTGTGGACATTTAGACACGCAGGACAGAAACCAATCAATCAACCGAAGTATATTATAGGGAGTTATCTACATTATGTTTGAGAAGACACTTTTATCCAACCTAGTCTTTAACGAAGACTTTACAAGAAAAACATTACCATTTATTAAACCTGACTTTTTTAAAGGTAGAGATGAGGTTACTCTATTTAATATCATAAGTGATTTTGTTGTCAAGTATAATAATCTCCCTACAAAAGAAGCAATTCAAATTGAATTATCAAATAACAAGACACTTACCGAAGACGAATTTAAAAATACAAACACATTATTAAACAGTTTACAACACGAAGAAGTTGAACAACAATGGTTGTTAGATACAACAGAAAAGTTTTGTAAAGATCGTGCTGTGTATAATGCAGTATTACAAGGTATTCAAATCATAGATGGTAAAGATAAGAAACATACACCAGAAGCGATACCTAGTATCTTATCAGAAGCGCTTGGCGTTTCGTTTGATAGACATATAGGACATGATTATCTAAATCAGGCAGAGGACCGATTTGAATATTACCATAGAACTGAAGCAAGATTAAAGTTTGATCTTTCATACTTCAATAGAATTACAAAAGGTGGCCTACCACCTAAAACTTTAAACATAGCACTTGCAGGCACAGGTGTTGGTAAATCTTTGTTTATGTGTCATGTTGCAAGTAGTGTTATATCGGAAGGTAAAAATGTATTGTATATAACTTTAGAAATGGCTGAAGAACGTATCGCAGAAAGAATTGACGCTAACTTATTAGATGTAACTATTGATGATCTTTATGAAATGCCAAAAGAGATATACGATAATAAAACATCTAAAATGCAAAACAAAACCAATGGTCAATTAATTATTAAAGAATATCCTACGGCGTCTGCTCATGCAGGTCATTTTAAATCTTTGTTAGATGAACTTGCCCTAAAGAAAGCATTTAAACCTGATTTAATATTCATTGATTATTTGAATATATGTACTAGTAGTAGATTTAAAGGTGGCAACATTAACTCCTATACTATGGTTAAATCTATCGCTGAAGAATTAAGAGGTCTTGCAGTACAATATAATGTGCCTATTGTATCTGCTACACAAACAACTAGAACTGGTTATCTATCAAGTGACGTAGGACTTGAAGATACTTCAGAATCATTTGGTCTTCCTGCAACTGCTGACTTTATGTTTGCTCTTATTTCAAATGAAGAACTTGAAGAACTTGGTCAAATTAAAGTTAAACAATTAAAGAACAGATACAATGATCCTGCTGTCAATCGTGCATTTATAATTGGTGTAGATAGAAGTAAGATGAGATTGTATGATGTAGAACAATCTGCTCAACAGATTGTAGATAGTAACCAAGAAAGTAAGGAGAAGATTGAACAACCATCTGGACCACAAGAATCCGCTAATGTCTATGATAAGTTTTCAGATTTTAAAATATAATGAAAGATAAAATAATAGAAGAATTAAAAAAAGTTTACGATCCTGAAATGCCATCTATTGATGTATTCAATTTAGGCTTGATTTATGATATTGATATAAAAGAAGAAAATGTTACAATCACCCATACACTAACCTCTATGCTTTGCCCTATGGCAGATCAGATACAAAAAGATATTAAAGAGGCAGTAGAACGTGTAGCAGGTGAAGGTAATGTAAAAGTTATATTGACACATACTCCACCATTTAGTAGAGATATGTTAAGTGAAGAAGCTAAATTAATACTAAACATGTAAGGATAACAATGGCAACAAAAAGAAAAAGAAGACCATCCATCTATTACAAGACAGAAATGGTTAAAAGTAAAGGCGATATTATATGGCGTTGCGTTGAAATGCCTAGTAAACTCGTATTAAAAGAGTCTTTCTTTGAGGAAGATGTTAAGAAGTTAACAAAGTTTCAGAATAGTAATAAGACGTTTGGTATCTTTGGCTTCCCACCTTTCTTTGATTGTAGAAATGATGAAGAAAAAGTTACAGATAAAGGGAAAACAAACTATAATTCGCCAGCAAGAAGCAGAGGCCGTAGATAAATATATGTATGGCAACACTCAATGGTATCAATGTAAAAGACGCTGAATTTACAGTAATGCAAGAAAAGGCTACTGCTTTTATTTGCAAACGATCTTTCGTAGATAATATAAACTTTACATCACCAGAATCAATTATCAAAGATCAAAAAACCGTACAAGGTTTAAAAGAAATATTTGTTAAAGATAGAACACAATTATTCAATTACAAAATTCCCTACACACAAAAGATAGAAGAAAACTGGTTCAAAACATTTTACAAACAAAATGAAAGAATATTAAAAGAGTTTTCTAACACAAAATTTACTGTTTTTGATAGGGACGATAAAGATGGTTTTATGATGTGGTTTATGAAAACTATAAGAAGTTACTTTGGCATATCAAATAAAGACTCATACAATCCTGCTGACATATGGTTAATTGATAGACGACAAGTCAATAGAGAAGTTATACTAAAAGAACTAGAAGGTCCTAAAGGTACACAAACTATAGAAGAACTTAATCAGGTAATGAGAAAATTGTATAAAGATAGAAAAGTTGTAGGCCTATCACTCAAACTTATATCAGGTGCTCAAGCAAGATACCAAGAAGTAAATTTAGATGATAAGTTTTTCAAAGCAGTAGAAAATAAAAAAGGCGAGTTTGATTATAAACTATATAAAGTCAAGTTTGATCTATCAACATACGGCAAAGGTAAGTCAGGTGGTTTTACAACACAAGACGCAGTACTAACACTAGGTATCAATAGCCAAGAAGTTGCAAAGTTTCAAGTTAAAGGTAATACATCATCAAGGTTAGCTAATTTAAAGATAGAGGGTACTGGTAGAGGTGACGCTGCTAGACTAGGTAAAGCACCTCTAGCATTAGTAACTAAATTAACTGCTGGTAAACCATACAAATCAAAATTTATGAATGACGCAAAGAATGAACCAAAGAATAGAAAAGAATTTGATAAAGTAGAAAAAGAATTTGATAAAATGTATGGTGAGTTAGTTAATAATATGAAACAAAAAGGTATACCTATAGAAACAAATATTATGCCTAAAGATTTTGTGAACAATATGAGGGTAGCGTTTGATGGTAAAACACCATGGATTGCTAACAATAAATTATTACAGTTGAGATTTTTACACATGGTTTCTAAATTTAAAAAAGATGAAATCCATGAGTATATGACCGATCTAATCTTCTTATGCCAGAAGATAGGTCGTAGTGTTTTTCCTTTTGGACCGTTCGGCAAACTTTATTAGTATAAATAGTCTAGTAACTAGTGATTTATTAATGGGATAAGTGTAATTTTTCGCTTGACAAGAGCGTAATTTTTTGATATAATGGGTATAGTGGGAGAAAAATGTATAGTTTTAAACAGTATTTAAATGAGGCAAAAAACACTCATTTAGAACATTTAGAAGACGAAATTATTAATAACGGATACCAGGGTGGTGTCAACGCTGTAGAGTTTCTTAAATCTATAAGAAACATGCTTGTTGGATCATCACGTAGAAAATTAAACGTATCTGTTAAATGGGATGGTGCACCAGCAGTTTTCTGTGGTATCAATCCTGAAAACGGCAGATTTTTTGTAGGATCAAAATCTGTATTTAACGTAACTCCTAAAATCAATTACACACAATCAGACATTAGAAAAAATCACGCAGGTGGTTTAGTAGATAAACTATCCGCATGTTTAAAAGAATTACCAAAACTTGGTATACGTGGTGTTGTACAAGGCGACTTGTTATTTACACCAGGAGACTTGAAGTCGGTATCTATAAGAGGTGAGGATGCTATTGCGTTTACACCTAATACTATAACTTATGCCGTACCAGAAAATACTGATCTTGCTAAAAAAATTAGAAGAGCTAAATTAGGTATCATCTTTCACACTAGTTACACAGGAAAAAAGATGGCTAATCTGAAAGCAAGCTTTGGCGTCAATGTAAATCGTTTTGCAAAGACGCCAGCAGTATTTTTTGATGACGCAAGTTATAAAGACTCGTCTGGTGTTGCTACATTTACAACAACAGAAAGCGCTCAATATGATAGTATGTTGAGAATGGCAATGGGATCAATATCAAAAGGTAAAAAAGTTTTAGAATTATTAAAAAGACAAAATAATATGTTGTCAGTAGGTATGAGATTAAAAATATTTTTTAATACACAAATAAGAGCAGGACAGACTATACAGAATGTCAGAAAATTGCAATCAGAATTTAGAACATATTATGCTAAAGTATTAGATGACGAGGCGTCAAAGAAAAAAACTGCTAATGCTAAAAACAAATATGAACAAATAAGAAAAGAAGGTTTAAGATTTATAGATAACAACGAAAATGATATTTACTTTGCAATTGCTAGTTACATAACTTTACAAAAAGTAAAAAACTTTCTAGTTAATAAAATGAATCAGATTAAATCAATGGGAACGTTTCTACAAAAAGATAATGGTTTCGTAGTAACTAATCCTGAAGGCTACGTTGCTGTAGATAGAATGGGCAACGCAGTAAAACTAGTAGATAGATTAGAGTTTAGTACTGCTAACTTTACACTTGCTAAGAACTGGATAAAAGGATGAAAAGTTTTAGAGATTTTATATTTGA